CTGCTGGCTGTCCTTGAGCTGGCAGATGGCGAAGTCGTGCTTGAGAAGCATGTCGCGGATTTCTCGGCTGTCGGAGTCCCGGGCGGCCTTGGTTTCGAGCCGGTCAGCCCTGGTCTTCGCCAGGTCGCCCCAGACCTTGACGAGCCCGGCCAGGTTCGTCACGAGGAGCACCACGGCCCCCACGAGTGCGGCCCACAGTTCGGTCGTCATCATCGCCCCCCTACTACGGTGTCGCGCCGTTTACGGCTAGACAGTTGTAGTGAGTCGACAGGACGTCCCCGGCGCTGAAGCTGTGCCCGGACGCGAGCGTCCAGCGGCACACCAGGTGGGGCCATGGGTTGAAATGCCCCATAGCCCAGTCCTTCACTTCAATGCCGCCCATCGCCTGCTGGACCTGGGCCGCGTCGAACCGAATCAGCCAGTAGAAGTCGCCCAGGTTGTTCTTGAAACCGAACTCGATTTTGTCGATTGCCCCGTTCATAGGACGCGTCTGAACTATGGACGCGAAGATGGCCCACAGGTACTTTTCTACGACCGGTTCGAGCTCGAAGTCAGCGTATCCGTTCGTGATGTCGTCCTCGCTCAAGGTGATTGACATGTTGCCCGTGCTGTTGTCGGCAAGGACGTTACCGCGCCGCTTCCATCCGTAGCCGCCGTCGTCGTCGGTTACGGTCAATACATAGTCGTTGCGAGCCGTGGCGTCCGGGAGCGGGCGCTCCACATTGAACTGGTTCGCGGGACCGAGGTCGAGTCCGTCGCCGGCATAGTACTTCGTGTCGGTCGCCGAGATGACGCCGTTGTTTATCGTGATGTTGCTGCCGGCCGTGTAGGCCTCGGCGGCGCCTATGTTGGCGCGGGCCCGGGCCTTCTCCGCGGCCGTGGTGTCGGCACGCTGGTCGACGTTGTAAAGTACCTTGTTCATTTTTTCGCTCATAAATCCTCCTTATGCTCCTGTGCCGCCCCAGGACTGGGGTATCTGGGCCAACTCCTGCGCCCCGCTGGCCGTATTGGAACCGCAATACCAGAAGGTTTTGGTATGGCCGGTCGGCGGAGTTGTCTGCGTGCTCATTTGGGTGTAGAGTGCAAGCGCGCCGGACTCAACGTTCACGCAACCATTCAGCATGCTGTTGACATTCTTTGCTGATGCAGTCGAGAATAGCGGGACAGCGCGGAGTGCCGTACATCCGCCAAGCATAAAGGCGAATATCTGGACCCCCGCGGTATTAAACAACGGCACGGAAGTTAAGCTGGTGCAGTTCCTGAACATGTTTTGCATGTTACTGTTGCTGCCAGTAATCGACGAGGTATCAAAAAGTGGAACCGTTGTTAAGCTAGAACACCCATTGAACATTCCACCCACATTGATGCTAGATGACAGGTCGAACTTGTTATTGACAGAAATTAGGCCTGTGCATCCATTGCACATATTGGAAAATGTCGTGACCCCGGTACTGTTGGCGCCTAGGATTTCGAGCAGGTTCGTGTCACGAGCAAGTAACCAGGCCCAATTGGAATCGCCGTGCGCATCCCATATATTCGGCGATGAACTTACTTGTGTAAATGTCGGGCGATGAGTCGCTTCAGGTGCCGTCGGAGTCGCCCCGTCTGCGTACCTTGCCCGCACAGTAAACGCCGGCAGTCCCAGTGGATTGTTCGGGTCCACCGGCGCGCCCACGATGGACCCGGCGCTGCCGAAGCCGACCCAGTTGTTACCGAATGTCGCGATTGTGGACATGTGGACTCCTTAGTTAGAGGCGATGCGGTTGACACCGACTATCTTGAACGGGTGCAGCCATGAGCCGTTAGTCACCACGGTCGTGTTGTTTGGTGCTGAATACCCACAAGCGTTCGATTGTTCAACATACTTGGAATTTGAAAGCGTGAAAGTCGTGAAGTAGTTGTAATGGGTTGTTGCCGTGTTCGGGTCAGTCGTCATAAGTTGGACAACAGAAGGATATAGCGGTGAAACCTCAAAGATTCCGTTACCCTTGAAGTTTTGACCACGAGCCATGTACACCTTGATACGCTCGAAGTTTTCAGCAGCCTCGGATAAGTCAAGTGATTTGTATCCAGTGGTTCCAACCTCGCTGTCACTTTCCCACAGCACGGTCTCGTCGGCCTCGACGACCCAGCGGTTGTTCTCGGTGTCGGCGACCAGTCTCACGCCCTTGCCGGCCACGACCGGGACGGCAGTGACTGGGCCACGGATTGCACGGTTGCTATTGATTGCTGTCATTAGTTGCCTCCTGAGATACGGTGGATGCCGATAATCTTGATTGGCTGAATCCAGCGGTTAGAACCAGCTGTGCTCACAACATCGACCGCAGTGGTTGTGCCAACAGTCCACATCTTACCCGTGGTTCCGGCAAATACAGTGTTCGAAGTGAACGTCCACGGGATGAGCCACAAATACCCTTCTGTTATATTGTAAAGAGTAAACTTTGTTACCGACTGGTTGTTCGCCGGATAGTAGAACTGAACATTGCCCTTCGAGTTCAGAATCTTGATAACCTCGAAGTTCTTGTAACTTTCGGACAAGGTAACGGAGTTGGTGCCATATACATAATTGTTGCTACAGTCGTACAGCACGGTCTCGTCCACGCCGAGCGCACGCTTCAGGTAGTCCAGCTGCTGCTGCGAGAACGATTCCGGGCCGGCCAGTGGAATACCGCAAAGCTGACCTTCTAACGACATAATTTCATTGCTAGGCATTGGTTGCCTCCTTTAAAGCGCGCTTCTTTGCTTCCCGGCGAAGAGCCGCCTGGCGCATGTTTTCCCTTCCTTGTTCGGTCACCTTGTGGCCCATCATGCCTGCCGAATGTTTTGAATGCCATTCTGGTGTCATTACCTTACCGGCATTCATGCGACTAAGATGCCGACGCATTTCTGGCGACCAGTGCTTCCCCTTCATTGGACTGGAGCCCCCACGAAAATGCATAGTGTTATGCAGCTCCGGGGTCACGAATATGAGTTCATTGGCGGGGCAGTTGTAGTATCGTCCGGCATCAATGAGGTCCTGGATGGAACGGCGTGCCACCATTCCGCTAGGGAGAACCCGGATTTCATCACGGTGATGGATGTGCCATGTACGTGTGTTATCAGCTAATGCCTCGGCGTAGTTCTCCACCAAGGACAAATCTTCGCGGCAGTATCGGTGAGCTTTTGCAGCAATCATATTAACCTCCGCCTACTAAATTATACCCTTTGCGGGCATGCCCACAAGCTGGCCTTCCACGCTGAGTATTTGATTGTTTTCTGGCATTAGATGCCTCCGTTAATTCTGCTGATTCCCACGACCTTTGTCATTTTACCCGTATTAGAATCTGAACCGCCAACACCGGTGCTCGCTGGGAAATATCTACGAACAACGGTTCCTATAGAAACAGTAGTTCCATCATTAGTTATGGTAACCGGGGCCGTTTCAATCTGGAATGGGTTTGAAGCACCGCCATAGTACAGAGCGATTACATCATAAGTAGTCGTACCTTGCACTATTTCAAATTCACATTCAGCTACAGTGTTCGTAGCATCATTTTCTTGGATTACCATTCTACAACGTTCAAAGTTGAAAATGCTTTCGGATAAATTTGCTGAAGTTGCGGCAGTTCCACTCCACAAGACTTTGTTATAGTCCTGTGCCATGCTCACCCTCAGCGTGTTTCCGTCCGGGTTGTCGATGACGATGCCAGGCCCTGCCACGATGTCCACCGGGGCTTCCACCTGCAAGGTCGGCGTAGCGCCGCTCGTATCCATTTCAAGGCCGGTGCCCACGTCGAAGGCGTCTTCCTTTGTAGCGATTGCACCAGACACGGCCGTGCCGCTCTGTGCATTCGTGGATGCGGCGGAATAGGTCTGGTCGACGGTCGGCCACGCCGCATTCAGAGTGAGCGTCCCGTTGCTGTAGGACTGGGACATGTGAGTGCCGGCAGCGATTGCCGTGTAGGCCTCGCGCGTAGTCGTCGTCCAGGCGTTGGTCGAATCGACCATGTAGATGATTGCCTGGTCGCCCTGTTGAGAAGCGCTGTGCGTGCCGACGGAACGGTAGTAGAGGAACTCCACCTTTCCCAACCCGGAGTCCACATAGGAGAGAACGGCCCGCATGTACGTGGTTTCAGTATTCCCGACCTGGCAGAATACGAGGCTGCCTGCAGATATCGCGTCCATCACGGCCTGGTAGGTCGTCGTTCCGTAAATCGCGACGAACACCGGCTTCTGCCAGGAATAACTCCCGGTACCCCCGGAGTAGCTTGCCATGAGCACCTTGGCGTTGTCGCTGGCCGTGACAGCCGGGACCTGCTTGAGTCCGGCCAGGTCCGTCTGGGTCGCCACCACCGAGGTGTCGACGCTGATGACATCGGACGTGATGTCTATGCCGGTACCGGCCGTGTAGCTTCCGCCACCACCGCCGGCGGCCGCGATGGTGATGTCGTTCGCGTTCTCGGTTATCGTTATATTGCTGCCGGCAACAAGAGGCTTCACCGTCGGCTTGTTAAGAATTTCAGAAGCACCACTAGAAGAGTTCCAGTCGGAGTTGACCTGAGCCGGTATGTCGGACAGCGTAATGAACCCGCTGTCGTTAGTCAAATCCGAAGTTGCCGTCGGAATCGTCGGAGTTCCAGAAAGATCGGAGTACGCACCCGTAGTTGCAACCGTGGCAAGGTCGCCGGGTTGCACCGCGGTCGCGCCGGCAGCGGCCCCGCTGCGGATTGTAGCGAGGTCGGAAATCGCGTCCTGCTTTGCGTTCCAGGTGGACTTGTCGGACAACGTAACGTGGATATCGGAGTTTGCCACGTGCGCGTCGTAGACGGCCACCTTCGCCGAGTCGATGCCCGAGTCGATGGCTGCCTTCTCGGCTGCCGTGAACGAGCTGTTGTTAAGCGTGTACTCGTAGACCCAGTTAGAGCCGTTGAACTTGAAACGCTCGACGCTGTCGTCGAGGCCCGTGGTCTGCGGGTTCTCGATTTCGATGTACGTGTAGTCGTTGTTGGTCGGCGTGACTCCGGCCGGCCACGTATACGCATCGAGCGCCGCGCCAATCTGCGCGTCGGTCGCCGGATACGTAAGACCAAGGTCGGTAAGCGTGAAGTTGCCGAGGAAGTTGGCCGTGGCCGTGGCTACCGAACTGTTCACGTAGTTCGCCGTTGCCGCGCTGGACGGGAAGCTTGTCGTGCTAGACGGGTCGAGAGTCTGCGCCTTGTTGGAGGCGTCTTCCTTCGAGGCGAGGCCGGTCGTTACTTCGGCCTTGGTCGCGTAGGTAAGGGCAAGGTCGTTCCCGGCGTAGTCGCACTGGCTGCGCTTGGCAAGGATTTCATTTCCGTTGATGGTATTCGCGAAAGTAGGCATAATCTTTCTCCTTAGGCCATTGTCCCGCCCCAGGACGTGGGAATCTGGGCGAGCTCTGAATGGATTGGCGCGCTCGGGTCTGTGTCGTGCCCGGTGTAGTAGAAACAATTGCTGTATCTGCTGGGTGGATTAGATTGAGCGCTTGCCTGTTGGTATAATGCAAGTGCTCCGGATTCTACTCCCGTACACCCTTCCCACATACGGCTCATATCCACAGCTGATGACGTATCCATCAGTGGAATGCTCGTAAGACGCGAACAGCCCCCAAACATTTCGACCATGTCATCAACAAGTGCAGTCGATATGTTCGGCACAGAAACCAGCATTGTTGCCCCATGGAACATGTACCCCATCTTAGAACAGGCACTCGTATTCCATGCGGGGAAGCTAACGAGCGACGAGCACCCGGAACATAATGAACCCATGTCGGTCACTGCGCGCGTGTCCAGCATAGGCAATGTCGTAAGGCTGGAACAGCCACTGAACATCTGGTGCATATTCGTTACATGGCTGCAGTCTATAACCGGAAATTCCGTAAGCGACGAGCATTTTTCTACAAAGCCATTAAGATTCAAAGCGGAGGACGTATCGAATGCAGGCAATGTGCGAACTGAAGTGCAATTGTAGAGCATACCGCTAAGGTCAGTTGCAGAGCCAAGCGGGATTGCGGGAATTTCCTGCAAGTGCGTACACCCATAGAAAACCTGGCTTGCCCATTGGGCATTACCGGTATCAAACGGGGCTACATACTCAAGGTTCGAGCAGTTCTTGAATAGTGCTGAAATGGATTTTTTGTATCCACCGAATCCGTTTGTGTTGGCGCCAAGTACTGAAATTAGTTGGATACAACCGGAAAATAACTGGCCCCACTCGCCGGTATATCTGTCTATGACCTTCACTATGTCCCAGATGTTCTCCCCGGCGTCGACCAGGGTCTGACTGTCTCCCATTGCGGGAGTATAGCCGGAGATGAACTTCGCCCGTATCGTATAGGGGGGTAACCCCAGCGGATTGTACGGGTCGTAGTTGCTCTTGCCCACCGCCGTGCCGTTCCTGTTCAGCACATTGCTGCCGTATTTCAGCCAGTAGCTAGCCATTAGAGAGTCACCGTCCCCACCGTGATGTCACAGGCGACCGTCACGTCGTCCGTGCCTTCGGTGATTGTAATGTTGTTGCCCGCCACCAGGTCCTTCGTCGACGGGAGCACCGGAATCGTCGGTTTATTTTGTATGTACTGGACGGACGAGGTGTCGGTCTCGTTCCAGTTCGCCTGGAGCTGCGGAGCCGCGGTCGCCGCGATTGTGACCGTCGAGGACGTTTCCGTGATGCTGATGTTGCTACCGGCCACCAGGTCCTTCGTGTCGGGAAGCACCGGTATCGCCGGCTTGTTCAGAAGGTCGTCATAGTCGCCCGTGGTGGCAACAGTCGACAGCGACGCCGTCGGGGTATAGCTCGACAGCGCCTGCGCCACGGCCACGCCACTCTGCGCTGCATACGACGATGCGTTATAGCTCGAGTCCACGCTCGGGATTGACTTGGAAGAAATCGCCCATGCCCCGTCCCCTCCGTTCGGCGACAGCGTGAAGTCGTACTCGGTGAATCCGTCGGTCGTCGAGAAAGTGTACACGCCGTAGGAGAAGCTTGAGAGCTGCCCGGAGTAGACGCGGCCACGACCGTCGTTGTAACGACAAACGATGTCCTTGCCGGAGTCGTATGCGGCGGTGACCTGCGCCATCGTGGTCGTGCCGTAGACGGCGACGAACGCGCCGGTGTCTATGGTGATTTCAGCCACGCCCTGTGCGTTCACAACGCTGGAGCCGTTGACCTCGACGTCCTGCACCGGGACGGTCGGGATTGTCGGACGGTCCAGGAGGTCATTGTAGCTGCCCGTCGTTGCGACAGTCGCCAGGTCGCCCGGCTGCACGGCAGTGGAGCCTAATGAAGCGCCGGCCCGGATATCGGACAGGTCGCTTATAGTATCCTGCTTGGAGGCGAGCCCGGTGCTGAGCGCGGTCGTGGTCGCGTACCCTTCCAGGATTGTCTCGAGCTCCGAATCGGTGACATAAAGTGACAGGTCCGGCTTGTGCTTGATGAAGCTCATCTTGCTGTCGTCGGCCTCGGTCCAGTCGGACTGCTCGGCGCGAATCGTGCCGCCAGGGATATGCGGGGCGCCGCTGTAGACGCGGTGGAGCTCGACGTTCAGCACCTCGAAGGAAATCCCGGCCTGCTCCCGGCCGAGGATGTCTAGGAGAAGCTCGCAGTCGGATTCCGCCATGACGTCGGTGGAAAACTCGAAGTCCTGCGAAAGGCCTAGCGAGCAGTCGACGATTACCGTCTGCCGGGTCACAGGCGTGACTGTCGTCCCGTCGTCGAGCTTGTAGAGCAGGAAGATGTCGTCGTAGTAGGGCGCGGCCGATGACTTGGTCGCCCTGATGTGGGCGGTCACGTGGTAGTACTGGTCGGCGGAGAGCGCGATTCCCTTTTCGCCCACGAGCATAGTGCCCGCGGCGTACACGGGGCGCCAGGTGTCGGTCCCGTCCAGCTTCTGGGCGCCTTCGCAGCGTATCCAGTTCAGCAGGTCGGTCGAGTCCTCGGCGAGGGACAGGTCGTATGTCGTGACCGAGCCGACTGTGCTGCGGTCGACGGCGATGCTTCCGTCGCTGGACTCGACGCGGACCGCGGGCACGCCTCCCCCGGTCGCCATAGTCCACACGGGCTGCTGCGTCCAGAGCAGGCCCCCGTTCGGAGCCCGCATCTCGACCCTGTAGGACTTGCCGGAGTCGACAATCATCACGGCGCGGCCGTTGTTGTCGATGCCGATGTGCTCCGGCGCCAGCGTTCCGCTGAAGTCTGAGTACACGGTCGCCCTGTCGTCGGTGTCGGTCCGGAAGACCTCGAACCAGCCCGAAACATTGTTCACGCCGTCCTGGTTCTGGTACTGGTTGCTGGGGTCAAGAAGGTAAGCAAGAGCCATCGTAAAAGTCCTCTCGTCGTTAAACTACACTACGCCCGGGCATGGGAACCAGACGTTCCCGGAATCCAGCGCCGGCGGCGCGACGCCCGGCGCGCCGCCGCCCACGGCCAGCTTCACCAGGAAGAGGTCGTTCACGTCCTCGTCGTTCACGCTCGCCGTGTCTATGCCGATGCCGCCGTACGCGTACGCGTACGACTCGGGCTCGCCCCCGATGAGGTTCGTCCACAGCGCGTACGGTACCTGTACGTTCGACACGCCTGTCCCGGAGCCGTCCTGTGCCAGGTGGAACGAGCCGTCCCCGTAGTTGTTGTACGGGCAGAAGACGTTCCAGGTGTCGGAGTGCACCTTCCACAGGTTCGCCCCGCTCTGCACGGCGGACCAGGAGGCGCCGCACGGCACGGCGCCCACGGACAGACGCGGGCACCTGCCGGTGTTCCCGCGGTACTCCCAGATGCCGGTGTCGGCCGACACTAGCACGTTGTAGGTCACCGGGTTGTACTTAATCATCTTGACGCCGTACCCGTCGGTGCCTCCGAAATCGTTGCCGACGATGCGCACCCAGTTGAGGCGGACCCTGCCGTCGAGCTCGTTGTGGCTCGAGCCCGATGCGAAGCAGGCGCCAAACCATACGCGGGCGTTCCCCGTGAAACGGTTGCCGGCCAGCGTCGCGGTCCAGTACCAGTAGGTGTCCCCGCCCGATGCCGGCATCAGGTCAATCTTCGCCGCGCACTCGCAGCCGCGCATGTCGATGCGGTTCAGGCGCCAGCCGTGCTGCGCAATCCTGACCCCGTTGAATGACACGGCGCCGTGCAGCGCCATCGCCTCGGCATGGGCATCCGAGAGCTTGACGACGCCGTCGAAGCTGCCGCCGTTGACGGCGACAGCGACGGTCGCAGGGTCCCAGCCCACAGCACCCAGGACCGTCGTGTCGCAGCCGTCGAGCTGCGCCTCGGAAAGACCGGTCGAGTCGATGAAGGTCAGCCTTGAGCCGTATCCTACCACTCCGGCGCCGGAGCCGGCCAGTATGGACAGGGATGCCTGCATGTTTCGCAGCGCGAGGACACTGGAGCCGACGTTTATCGCGCCGGACACGGTGCCGTTCTTCACGGTCGTGAACGAGCCCGAGGGCAGGCTGAAGGTCGACACGGTGCGGCCCTGCAGGTCGAGCTCGTAGTCGTTCCACTGCTGCTGCGTGAGCCTTGCGCGTCGCTCGAGCATGACCCCGAGCCAGCGGTCCGCGTTCTTGAACTTTCCCAGCGAGGGCTTCTGCATGTAGTACTGGTGGTGGCCGGCAGTGACAAGGCCCGGGTCCCAGGCCGCGAAGTCGGAGAACACGGCGTCGCCCCTGTCGGTCAGCAGCGTCACGTAGTCGTCCTTGCCGAAGAAACCGTCGGGGATTTCCGAGTCGCCGTCGAGCCTGAAGAACGAGCCGTTGACGTACGAGGACACCCTAGTGCCCGCGCCCGTCACCACCTTGCTGCCCAGGTCGGACCAGGTGAGGAGGCGTGCGTCCGTGAAGTAGTTCAGGGCGTCAACGCACAGGACGGTGGCGCCGCTGTGCCAGAACCTGTCTATGGTCCTGAACCAGGCGGAATGCGCCACGGCGCCGTTCCCGGTGAAGCTGAAGTCCGCGATGTACGAGGTCGGCTGTCCGAACACGAAGATTCTCGGGCAGCTGAAGCTGGCGGAACCGAAGCGCGCGCCCGCGTCGAAGCAGACCTCCTTCGGGGTGGCCAGCGTCGTCGTTGTCACGTACTCGCCGGGTACGAATCGCACCCGGGGGGCCGTAACCAGGCTGAACGAGCCCACGAAGCGGGGGTAGTTCAGGAACAGGTTGATGTTGCTCTCGTTGCCGGCCGTGACGCCGTAGGCGGTGCAGGGCAGCACCTCGGCCTCCCATGCGAGAATCCATCGGCCGGAGTCGCTCGTGGAGCTGGCCACGACGTACCCCCCGTCCTCCTCGTTGGTCGCTTCCGGGTCCCAGACGTAATTGCGCGGGACGCAGTCGCCGGGCCCGGAGTACCACTTGACGGTGACCATGCCGAGCTCGGTGTTGGCCGAGCGCAGGGCGTCGAGCGTGTCCACGGTCGTCGCGGTTGCGCCGGATATGTCGTAGTCCAGGCCGTACTCGAACACGTCAATCTGGGCGAAGTCGGAGTCGGGAGACTCGACGGACATCGCGCCCTCCTCGCCGATGTACCTGTCGACATGGATGTCGATGAGGCCGAGCTCCGCGAAGAGCGAGAGCTCGGGGTAGCCGCCGTGCAGCAGGCAGGGGTTGGCCGCCTCCACGTAGTCGCTGCCCTCGAGCGAGTAGACGGTCGCCAGTATGTCGGTACCGTGCACATAGATGCGGAGCCTGCCCTCCACGGGCAGCCCCGTGGAACGGTCGAGGTACGGCGAGTTATCAAGCGACATCTTCATCGGTATTCACTCCCTTCTTCCTTGTACGCGGATTCCTGGCTCCTGCCTGGACCGCATTCTTTGCCACCTGCGCGTCTACTTCGAGCCCGGCCTTGGCGGCCTGGGCGCCGAGCTTCAGCGCGTCGGACGCCCGCTGGGTGGCCAGCTTCTGCCAGCCCGTCTCTACCTCGAGCGCGGCCCTGTCGGCCTCGCCCTGGAGCTTGATGCGGTCGCGCTCGGCCTCGACGGCCGCCCTGTCCGCGTCCATGCCCGAGGTCAGCTGGGCCTTCAGGATTTCGTCCTCGACCGCGTACTGGTGCTCGAGCTCCATCTTCTTCAGCTCGAAGAAGCGGTCCTTGTCGGTGTTCTCGATTTGCTTGCGGTACTCCTCGAGCTGGGCCTGGAGCTGCTGCAGCTGCAGGTTCTTCTCGTCGAGCGCCTGCTTCATCAGCATCGCCGTCTGCTGCATCTCCTGCTCCATCGCGGTCGGCGCGGGCATGCTGTTCAGCTCGACATAGAGCTGTGCCAGGATGTCGTTGTCCGGGTGCGTCCGGAGTATGGCGTTGACGACGGCCGGCTTCTGGTTCGGCTCGACCACGCCGAGGAGGGTGGTGAGCTCGGCACGGGCCGTCTGCATCTCCATCGCCTCGTCAGGGCCCTGCACGACCTTGACGACGGTGTCGGGGTGTCCCATCAGGACCATGACCGTGTCGCCGATGCTCTTGAAGGACGTGCGCAGGTGGCTGAAGTAGTGCTTAACGTTGTTCTGGAATACCTTGGCCGTGTAGAGCACGGCGGTCGCCGTGACCTCGGTCTCCGCGTTCGCGAGGCCCTTGCTGTCCACGCCCGTGATTGAGGTCATCATGTTCAGCGTTCCGTCCATGATGCCCTGCAGGTCCTGGAACTGTATGTTAGCGTCGAAGCGCTTCGGCAGCTCGAGGACGGTCTTGCCGTCGTTTGCCAGGCGCTGGGCGGGCACCATCGGGTTCGCGCCCGTTCCGGCCTTCTTGTAGTACTTGTCGTATCCCTTGAAGGACTCCATGTAGCCCGCCCACTGCGGCTTGGGCGAGAGCGACAGGCGCTCGGCCAGCTGGGTGAAGCAGTAGTTCACGATACGCTGCACGTCCTTGGAACGGGCCACGAGCCCGCAGTACGTCTCCTTGTCGCTGTCGTCCCAGGTCCTCTCGCCCCATATGGGCCAGACGGGAATCCTGTGGATGGGGAGCACGACCTCCTCCTCGACCTCGTTGCCCTCCTCGTCCAGGCCGGTGCTCGTGACCTTCCTGTCGTTAACGAAGGTCGTGACGTGGCAGCCGTCTGTGTCGAGCCAGTAGTAGGTGACGATTGGGACAAGGTCCTTGCATGACGCGCTCGTGACGAGCATCTCGGCGTCCTCGTTGGGGACGTACTCCTCGCCCATGTGGATGCGGACCCACTCCCTGCTCCTGTAGTCGACCAGGGCCGACTCGATTGCGTCGCCTCCGTCGAGCTCTGTCATGTCCGGGTCGAGCATCGCCCGTTCCGGGTCCGTTATCGAGTAGATGACCGGGACATCGTTTCCGTTGACGTCCACGTCGGAGCCAAGCGCCATGACGCCCAGGCCGAAGCTGACGGAGTCGAGCAGCGCCTCCTCGGAGGCGAACCTGTTCGCGTCCTGCGCGAAGAAGTCGTCGACCTCGCCGTCGATGTCCGGGTCGCCGGTCGCCCAGCTGTAGCTCCAGGAGCTGTACTGGTTCGCCACGCTGTGGCACTGGTTGCTGATGACGTTGACCGTGATGCGGTTCCTCACCGGGTCGACGAACGGGTCGTCCGCCTTCGTCCACTGCTTCGCCCCGCTTAGGAATGCGCGGTCCTTCTTGATTCGCTCGTAGAGCTTTGTGTAGGCGGCCTTGCTGCGGCCCGCGAACTTCTTGAACTTCTGGAGAATATCTTCTGACATGCTGTCCTCTCGCTCCCTAAACTACTCCACTTCCCATGTAGGCCTGGCCGCGGCGGTGCCCGCCAGCAGGTCGTGCCCGCGCTCGAGAAGCCACAGCTTGAAGCCCTCCGGGTCCGTCTTGTGGCCCGTCCTCATGATTTCCGGGTCGGCCGCGACGTCCTTCAGGAATCGCTCGTCGCGGGCGTCGAGTTCGCCCTTGCCAGCGGACAGCACGCGGCCGATGTCGCGCTTCGCCGCCTTCTCGGTCCTGGCCCTGTCCTGCTCCTCGCGGATGTCGCCCGGGTCTATCCCGAACCTGCCCACCACGCGCTGGGCGGCAGCGTCGTCTCCGGCCCTGTTCACAGCCCAGCTCTTGCCGACGTCCACGCCGGTGCGCGGCATGGCGAGCACCTCGCGCATGCTGGGCCTGTCGTACTGCGACACGAGCTCGGGGTGGGCCTTCAGCGCCCTCGCAGCGGAGGCCACCGGGTGGCCGCCGCGCTCGCCGACGAATTCGGCGATGTCCCAGGCAGCCACCTCCTCGGGTGTCTTGTAGCCAACCCGGCCGAGGGCGCCGTCTATGATGCTCTCGTGGCTGCGCTTGAGCTTCTGCGCGGAGTACAGGTCGTCAATGTCGTCAAGCCTCCTGCTGCCGACCTTCTCCGCCGGGTTGTACCCGTCCAGCGCGGCGTCGGACGCGCGCAGCTCGCGCATCGCGCTAGCGAACCTGTCCACGGTCTCCTTCTCGCCGAGAAGGTCCCTGGCGTTCAGGACGTCGATGTAGCCCTTCAGCTCGGTGTCGGACAGCCTGTCGACCGGGCGCCCCTCCTGGCGCTTCCTGAGGTACTCGGAGTTCGTCTCGGCGAAGTGCTTCTTCACCTTCGTCTCGGCGGCCCTTATGAGGTCGCGGGCCTTCTCCTTGTCGCTCTTCATTCCTTCCAGGAACTCGGCGAGCCAGGGCATCCTCTGAGTCCTGGCGAGCCCCATGCTCATCAGCGAGGACGCCATCGGGAAAAGCACCCGGTTCATTCCCAGGTTGGTCGCGGTGCCGAGCCCCGCGTCGAGCGCGGCGTCTCCCGCTCCGGCGTAGTCCTTGGTTCCCAGGGCGTAGTCGCCGCCCACTATGGCCGACGGCGCTATCGCGTTGGACAGGACCGCTCCCGCGGCCTTGGCCACGGGGGAGCCCCCGAGCACGCGCGTGATTCCGGAGCCCACCCCGCCTATCGGCGCCATGTACGCGGCGTTCTGGAAGAGGTCCATGAACAGCTCGCTCGGCCTGGCGTCGCGGCCTTCCTCCCAGGCATTCCTCACGCGGGGCGTGAACACCTTGCCGGCCGTCCCGGATACCTTACCGAGCACGCCCTCGTCGAGCGCCTCCTGGCGCCCCATGGCGATGTCGCTCATCATCTTGTCGTAGGAGGCCTGCTGCCAGAGCTTCTTCACGGTCTCCCAGCCGCGCTCGCCCAGTTCGGGGGTTCCGAGGATTCGTTCCTTGTTGCCCACCTCGCGGCCGGGCCGGCCGTACATGTCCTTGCCGAAGTTCTCGACGAACTTCTCCCAGCCGTACTTGCCCTTGCCGTCCTTGGCCCCCTTGTCGTCGGTGTAGCCGAGCTTGTCGAGGATGGCCTTGACTGTAGGGACCTTCGCGGTCTTGTCGCGTTCTAGCTGGCTCGTGAACCACGGGTTGGTTTCGCCCAGCGCGTCCAGCACGTTGTTCACGTAGAGCGCGTCGGTCACGCCCGGCGTCGTGTCGCGCACTGCCAGGATTTCGCTCGGTGTCGGGATTCCGGCCTGGTTGCGCTCGGCGATAATCTTGTCTACGGATGCCATTACTTGACCCTCCTAACGAGCCCGGCCTTCCCGGTGGTGTCCCAGTAGGCGTACTTGCCGATTTCCTTGCGCAGCTCCTCGGAGAGCTTCCACCACATGTCCTCCTGCTCCTTCTTGGGCAGCTTCTCCAGCGTGGCAATCATGTCGTACGCCTCCTTCTTCCGGCGCGCGGCGCGGGCCTTCGCCTCCTCGGTGTTGTACTTGCCGGACTTGGCCGCCTCGAGGATTTCCTTGGCCGCCTCGGAGTTCGGGTTCTGCTCGGCCCAGGCGATTCCCCTCTCGATGTCGTCGTCCGTGGCGGTGTTGCGGTAAATCTTGAGCGCGAGCTCGTTTCCGTACTGGCGGGCGTTCATGTCGTCGGACCGCTCGAAGGAATCGGCGACCGCCCTCTTCAGGCGGTAGTATGACTGGGGGAGCTCCTTGCCGGTGCGCGCCGACCATTCCTCGGCCCTGCGCAGCGTCGCCTCGATGTTGCCCCGTACAATCTCCCGGTCCTCGTCGGACTTGCTCTTGAGGCCGCCAAGCGTCTTCTCGGCGCTGTAGAGCTCGCCGTCGATTCCGGACGCGGCGGCGCCGTCCTGGTAGCGCCGGGACACTAGGTTGTCGTATGCGCTCATGTCGCCGATTTCGGCGCGCTTGGCCGCGATGTCCCATTCCGGCCCGTTCTTGAGTCCCGGATAGGCGCGGTCGATTTCGGCAATCTGCGCGTCGATTCCGGCGAGCTGCGACTCGAGCTGGTTAAGCTGCTGGAGCAGCCCGGCCCTGTTCGACGCGGCGGCGAGCGACTCGCCGTACCCGTCGAGCTGCGGCTCCGGGAGCACCGGGGCGTTCATTCCGCCGGCCGGGGAGAAGGCAGAGTTCGGAACGAATCCCTGCATGTTCCCGTCCGCCTCGACCGGGAGGCCGCCTGCCAGCCCGGGGGTCCTGTCGCTCAAACCTGTCTTCCACCTGAAAGCCATCTTATATTCTCCTTACATTTTGATGCGCGGGTCGAAGTACTTGCGGCCCCACCAGCCGACATTGTTGTCCTGCACCGGGTTCCCGGTCAGGTCCTTGCTGTCCGAATGCGCGTACCTGCCCTTCCTCGCGAGCGCCCGGCCTATGCTGGGCGACGAGAGAAGTTCCTGGGCGATGCGCGATGCCTCGCGTACGTCCTTTCCCCCGCGGTAGCTGTACCACTTGTTATCCTTGCCGTTGATGAACTGGACCTGCACGGAGCCGTCCTTGCCGATGCGGATTCCCTTCACGGCCGAACTGGACGGGTGAATCTCCCTCCTGGGCTTCCTGTCCTCGCCGGGCCACCACTGCTCGAGGGTCTTCTCGTAGCCGCCCCTGACGGCCAGGTTGTGCTCGGTGATGTCCTGGGCCAGCGCCGCCTCCAGGTTGTTCCTGTCGACCATGCGGTTGAGGGACGGGAGGTTCGTGGTCTTCCCGTCGACGGTCGTAGTCCGGACGTCCTCCCTGGCGTCGTAGTCGAAATCCCCGGGAAGGTCCGGGTACCCGGCGGCCCCGGCCAGTATGCTCCTGCCGATTCCGCCCGCGCCCGCGGCCGCGCGGCCCGCGCCGCCAGCGGCGAGCGCCAGGCCGAGCTGCGGCAGCATGGCGATTATCCTCTCCCAGGAAATCCCGGCCATGGCTTAACCTCCGAGCTGCGCCCTGATGGCGTCAATCTGCTGCTGTATGCGGTTGCGCTGCTCCACGAGAGCGGCGCGCTCCTGGGCCGCCCCGCGCATCATCCCAGCGGCGTCGCCGTATGCCTTGCGCTGGGTGTCCTCCCAGTCGATTCGGCGCTGGCGGTCCTCGTCCTCGATGCGGTTCCTGCGGTCCTGCTCCGCCTTGCGGTACCTGGACTCGCGTGCGTACTTTATCGAGTCCGCGACGTCGCTCATCGCCTGCCCCCAGCCGCCGAGCTCGAACTTGGACTTCGGTGTCTCGACCCGGGGTGTCTTCCACCTGAATGCGATAGACAAGGGCATCGTGACCTCCTATGCGAACAGGGCGCCCGCAATCTTCGCGGCTCCGCCCACGAACTGGCCGAGGCCGTTCGTCTTCTGCGCCTCGAGGTTGGACTGGCCGGTGGCCACGTCGCCGTACGCCTCGAGGTTCGCGTTGTTCTGGTTGGCCTGGGCGCTGTAGTAGTCGCCCAGCGCGTTCGCGTACTGCTGCTGGTTCTGGCCGTAAAGGCCGGCGAGCGTGCCCAGGTTGCCAATCTTCTGCTGCCCGGTCTGCCACTTCTGGAGCTGCGCGGTGCGGTCGGCCATCATCCTGTCGAAGGCCTTGGACCATCCCTCGCTTGCCATTCCTTGGCTCTGGGCCATAAGCCTGTCGTTGAAATTCGAGCTGAACAAGTCGCCCGAGACGCCCGCCGCGTTGCGGAGCGCGTTGGCGGCCTGGCGCTGCCTGTAGTCGGCGGCCGGGTCCAGGTAGTCCTGCGTCGTGCCCGTGTACTCGAAGTCTTTCATGTCGTCGATGGCCTGCGCCATGCGCTCGACAGCCTGCGAGTACTGCTCCGGTGAGCTTCCGTACAGGGACTCCATCTTGCCCAGGTACTGGTCGTACAGGGCCCTGTTCTGGTCGGATACGGAGTCGGCCCGGTCCATGACGTCGCCGAGCGTGTCCTGTGCCGCGTTGACCTGGTTGCGGTTGCCGGTGCCGAGCACCTCGTTGCCCAGCCAGTCGAAGAAATTAGCCATTGTCCTTCCCCTTGCCCTTAGCGGGCTTCCTGGCCTCGTCGGCCTCGTCCATGGCGATGTTGTCCAGGTAGTCCTGGATTTGATTCCTGAGCTCTATGAGCTTCGCCCTAAGTTCCTTGTTTTCCATTGTCCGGTTCCCCGTAGAAAGTCGTTTCGACGAACGCCGCGCTGGGCAGGTCGAAGCCCTTCTCCCCAGCCCTTAAAACTACACTGCCGCTTCCGTCCTTCGACGTCCAGTACAGCGCCTTGGTCGTGCGCGGCGCGACCGGCAGTTCCTGCCGCCCGGCCTGCAGAGTGGCCTCCATGTGCACGAAGAACGGCGTGCGAGTCACGAGCCACTCGCCGTTCACGCCGTGCCTCGACGTTCCCCATTCGCCAGTGAGGACGCCCCATACGTCCTCCTGCGGCGAGTTCATGTTTATCAGTCCGGAGCGCATGCTAAATCATCGCCCCCGTAAGCTCTGCCCGTATCGAGCACGCGGTCAGCACCAGGTCGGTCGGGTGGCTGTACGAAATCCTGACGACACCCAGCCTGTTCATCCCCACGTTGTGCCAGCGCACCCTGTGGCTGTACTGGCCCGTCCTGCCGAGGCTCGCGCTGCGCACGTTGCCCCAAGTCATGCCGCCGTCCTTGCTCATCTCCAGGAGCATCATCGGCTTCAGCTCCAGGTCCTGCCAGGTTCCCACGTTGCACTCGACGGCGAGCTCCTCGACCACGTAGGGCTTCAGCCCGTCGGTCATGACCGGGGTCTGCCTGTGCCGAATCATCGGCAGGCTCGTACCGTCGGCCGAGTCCTCCTTCCAGTAGTCGTCCTGGAACCGGCAGCACAGCCCGTCGTCGGTGAAGGCGTAGAACTTCTCCCTGTAGTAGGCGACGCCCGAGACCTTCCAGCGGACCTCTACACCGGACACGGAATCGCGGCTCGTGCGCTGGTGCCAGCCCCCGTCGAGTCCGTCATAGGTCCAGCACTCGCCGAGCGAGGCCGTCTGTAGGCAGTAGAAGTTGTGCTCTCCGACCGAGTAGCAGAACCCGAAGGCCGAGCCCGTGTTCTCCGACAGCAGCTTCTCCTCCAGGAACTCCTCGCTCACCTTCTCGAAGGTGGTCCCGGTCACGCGCATCACGCACTTGCCGTACTTGGCGCCGCTCGCCACGAAGTAGACCGAGCCGCCCGAGCTCGCCAGGCTGCCGGGCGCCTCCAGGCCAAAGCTGTCCTGCTCGGTGTACGACGTGCGAATCCAGTCCTCGTACTCGCCGGAGCCGCGCTGCCAAATCTCGACGGTCTTCGGCCCGAACACGAGCAGGGCCGCGCCCACGCTGAACACCGCGTTGACATTGTCCGAGCTAGTGTACGAGTTCCTGTACTTCGGGACCCCGTACTCGTTCTCGAAGACGTGCTTGTCCGACTCCACCTCGACGGTGCGTATCGTCACCCCGTCGTCCTCGTAGACGACGTGCCCGTCCTCGACGACGTACATTTCGCGCGTGTCCTGGGCCAGCGGGTACGGGTCGCTGTAGTACCAGTAGCCGCTTCCCGTATCGTTGACCACGATGCTGCCCGACACCACACAGACGGTCGAAGGCGTTACGGTACCCCCGCCCGCGGTGACGCGTTCCGGTAGCTGGATTGGCTTGAGCGGGCCGCCCTCGAGAAGGTCGTAGTACCACAGGGACGAGCCGTCCGCGACGAGCAGGAGCGCCCTGGGGCCTCCGGTCTCGGCGAAGCTTACCCGGCGCCCGTTCGCGGCGAGCACGCCTATTCTCGTTGCGGACCCGTCCGCCACCACGCGGTACAGTACGTTGCCCATCACGGCGAACATGTCCTCCGGCGACGCCTCGGACTTGAGACCAATCGTCGACACGTAGCAGCCCCTGCAGCGTCCGCCTATCCTCGACAGCTTGCGCAGGCCTGGTAGAGACTCCATGTACTCCTGCTTGCCGTTCCTGGCATAGTACATGTTCACGGAAAGCTCCGAGCCCATGACGGCCGGGAACTTAGCCTTCTTCGTAGAACCGACAAGGTTCTGGTAGACCTTTGAAGTGGCCACGGGAAACCTCCTAGAATCCTACTCCGCCGATTAGGTTGTAATAGCCCGTCATGTAGTCGGGGGCGCCGGCGCCGTTCACCAGGGGCCTGTTGTTGGCCGTGTTCGTGTCGATTGCCTTCATCGCCTTGGTCAGGTTCAGGTCGACGCGGTCGGCGTAGGAGTAGAGCTTGTACTTGTCGGCCATCTTCTGCTCGAGCGCGTACAGCACCAGGCCGCGGTAGAGCGGGCTCAGGTATATCGTGTCGCCGAGCCTGTACTCGGGCAGCGCCGAGTTCTCGTAGATTCGGAGCTGCGTAGGCGCGGAGCCGTTCAGGTACAGGTGGCCGACCCGGCGGGTGGAACCCGACGGCGCGGCCTCGGTCTCGACCCCGTAGCACCACAGCTGCGGCAGGGAGTAGGTGTTCGCCGTGTCCATCTGCTCGCGGTTGCACCCGCGCAGCTCGAACCAGCGTATGCCCACCTGGCGCGACACGCCCTGGATTGCGTCGGGGGGTTCCTGGTCCACGCTGTTCGGGGGGAGGGCCTCTCCCTCCTCGAGCTTGCGGAAGAACACGTCCCCGGCCGCGCACAGGTCGTGCGACTTGACGGTCAGGCTGATGTAGTTGTCGGCGTTAAGGTCGGCGATGGCCCGGTTGAGCAGGGCCTCGCAGCTCGCGGCCAGTTCCGGGGATACCGGCTCCCCGTCGCCGACCTGGGACAGGTCCTCGGCCGCTTCTTGAATCAAGGTGTTTACTGAAAACATGGGAATTCCTCTGCCCTTAAACTACACGGCAAGAAAAGGGGCCGGGCATCGCCCGGTCCCTTTAACGCGGAGTACCGTTACTTCACTTCACCTTATGCGAGGAGCAAGTAGGTCGTGACGCTCTGGCGGATTTCCCATTGCTTTGCGCAGAAGGGGAAATCGATACGGAAGCAGTTCACGCCGTCGATGAGCTGCGGGGCAGACTGCATCTTCAGGGTGATGTTCTCGTAGGTTCCGACATTGTCCTGCTGGGCAGCCGGGAGGGAGCCAAAGCGGTACTGATCGAAAGTAAGCCCCTTGATTGTGCGTGCCTGGCCGACCTGGTACTTCTTGGAGGCGGTAAGGAGCGGCGTCAGGGTGAAGGTTGCCACGCCGTCGTCGATGGCGGCAGCGAGGGTCGTAGCGTCGATGTGGGCGTTCGGGTTCCCGTAGGCCTTGCCGGATACGGTTACGCGGAGCTCCGGCACATAGGTCACGACTTCCTTGTTGCCGTCGGCGTCGTAGCGGGTTTCCTCGTTGATGATGACGACATAGTCCTGTGCGGTCTCCACGCCGCCTTCGTCCACAATCTTCAGGCCGGAAACGGCGTACGGCACGCCCTTGATGAGGGAGCCGGTGCCGGAACCGGTGGCGGAATTGATGGGCTTGAGGCCGATGACGTTGTTGGAGGCGTCCTTCACAACAGCTGCGCTGATGGTCGGGGCGGCGTCCATGCCGGTCGTGTCGAGGATTTCAAGGCCCGGGAGCTGCACCTGGCCCACCGTGTGGTAGGTACCGAGGGCGCGGTCCTCGTAGATTTCCTTCATCCGTTCGGACGGGAGGAAGTTCTTGAGGGTGGAGTCGCCGATGGTGGAGTACACGGTCGGTGTCTGGAAGCAGACCTTCTCGCCGTCGACCTGGAGTTCGTCGAGCTTGGCAGCTGCCTCGCCGAGCATCGGGAGGCCTGCGGAGGTGGCGACGACTGCCTGGGCGGAACGGTAGACGTTCTCGGACATGATTGCCTTCTGGGCTTCGCGTGCGAGCTTGCCGGCGCGACGGTCAACCATTTCGTCGCTCAGGTCCTCGATGTCCACAAGTTCGTTCCACATGTCGACTTCGGCGGAGGTGTTGAAGTTCCGGAGGTATGCGGTGATTTCCACCTGGTGAGCGCGGTCCGGATGGCAGGTCAGGCCTTCGGAAACTGAACCGGCATCTGGGAGGTATGCATGACATGCCATGCCGTACTTCTTCTTGGCGATAGAATCCTGGGGGAAGATGGAACCGGCGTTAGTGATGTAGGGCATCTTTTCTGCCACTGCGAAAGCAAGCTTCTTTAGAGCCTTGCGATTTGAAAAAGTTCCAGCCATTGTCTGGTCTCCTTTTGAGTTTGTCTTGGATTGTTCTGTGGATTGCGCCCGCGCCTCCACGGACAATTTTTGGAAGAGGCCAGTCGGCAGTTACGCGTGCCGTGTGCGATTCGCCGTGCGCCGGCGTTGCGAGAATTTCTTCTATGAACAGAAACAACACCAAAGCAAAAAGGGCCGCCCGGAGGCGGCCCCTGCACCAGGAGAAGAGCCTATCTGCGCCTGCTCCTCATGTAGGCCTTGAAGGCCTTGTCGTCGTCCCAGATGTTCGGCGCCTGGCCCGAACCGGCCTGCTTCCCGGGCTTGCCCAGGTGCGGCATCTTCGGCGCCTGTGCCGGCGCAGGCGAGGGGCTCGCCGCGTTCCGCAGCTCGCCCTCGACCTGCCTGAGCTCGTAGTAGATGTCGAGCGGGCTCGTCATGGACTCGTTGAACACGCGCTCGAACGTGGCCCTGTCGTTCAGGACCTTCTCGAACACCACCGGTCCGGCCGGGTTGTTCATGAGGTAGTCCGCGGCAACCGGGCAGGCGTCCAGGAGTCCGCCCATACCCTTGCTGTTCGCGTACTGGACCTTCTTGATGAAGGCGTCCCTGCGCGCTGCGTCGCCGTTGAAGGCGCGGTCTACATTTCCCAGCCAGCGCTCCTGCTGTTCGCGAATCTGCTCCTCCTCGGCCTTGCGCTGCTTCTCGGCCTCGGCCTGCTCGGCCGCCTTCTTCGCGTCGGCCTCGTCGCGCTCGGCGAAGGCCTTCCTGACGGCCTCCTCCTGCAGGGCCTTTATGAAATCCTCGTCGTTGTCGAACTGGTCGCGGCGCAGCTCCTTCTTCGGCGTCGCGGACTTCTTCAGCTCCTCGACCTCCTTGAGCAGCTTCTCGTACTTCTCGTCGCGGTCCTTGAGCTCCTTCTCGTACTTCTCCTTGGTCCGGCCCAGCTGGCGCCGGAAGCTGAACTCGGCCCGCTCGAACTTGTCGTCCGGAATCTGCCGGGGGGGCTTCGGGTCGGCGTGGTCGTCCGGGTCCGCAGAGGAACTCGAATCCTCCTTAACCCCGTCATCCGTGGGCGGGTCCGTCACCGTGCCGGCTTGCGGACCCGGATTCCCTTCGTCGTCATTGTCTTCCGCGGCAGGGGCCGGGTCAGGCTCGGGCTGCGGGGCCGGGTCGGCCGCGGGGGCCGGGTCCGGCTGGTTCACGTTCTCGTCATCGGCGTTCAGCTCCGCGAGGAAGCGTTCCCTTTTCGTCGTCATTTGGTACTCCTAGTTGAAATTCCTGTCGCTCGTGTCGACCTTGTGGCTGCGCTCGTGCATTATCACGCGCCCGTCCAGGCTGCAGGCCCTCGGTCCCGCCTCGTATATGTCCAGGCCGAGCTCGGACTCGGTCAGTATCTCGGCCTTGGCGGCCCTCCTCGACGTGTCCCTGACATAGTTCCGCAGCCTGTTCTGCACGGTCTTCACGGTGTAGTTGACGAGCCTGCGCGGGCTCGCCGTGTCTATGTCCCTGTCGAGCGCCGCGAGGGCGTGCAGGAGCATCTGGGACTGCACCTCGCACGCCAGCAGCTCGGAGGCCCACGGCCTGTACCGGGACTCCTCCCGGACGAGCAGCAGCGTGGCCATGTTCACCATGCTCACCACAATCTCGCCGTACAGGTCGTCAATCTCGCGCGGGCAGTTCCCGGCCTTGCGCATCCTCACGGCCATGGCGAGCGCGTCAGCGTGTTCCCAGCAGTTAACCTTCATACGACGAAACTATGCCCTTTTCCTAGTATTCGGACATTATGTCCTCTTCCTCTTCGCGCGTGACTCCCCGGACCCTTTCCTGCTTCATCGGCGGGTCGTCGCCCGTCCACAGGTCGATGCAGGTCAGGGCGAAGGCGTCGGCGATGTCCGTGGACATGCGGAGCACCTCTCGCAGCTCGTCCTTGGGGGTGACCAGGAAGCGGCCCTGGTTGTTCTTTATCCAGCCTATCGCGCACAGCTGGCGCTTCAGCTCGGCGGTCAGCTCGAACCCGTCAACGCAGCACCCGGCCTTCACGGTCTTCGCCGCGTGGAAGAACATCTGGGCCCTTATGTTGGCGTACCGGTTCTTCCATTCCTCGCTCGCCCCGCCGCCGAAGTTTATCTGCTCGGACGGTACGGAGAACTTCAGGGTCTCGTACTCGTAGTCGCTGAAGGCCGCGTCCATGTAGAGCTTCTGTATCTTCCACTTCCTGACTGCCTCGAGGACCTTCTTGACGGTGCCCTCGTGGTCTATCCTGTTCATCTTCCACATTTCCAGTATCCGCGTACCCTGCCGCACGACGAAGGCCGTGGCGTCGCGCTCGACGCCCTCGGCGCAGTCGAGGCCGGCAATCACGCGCGCGTCCGCGGTGAGGCCGGGGATGCTCGGGAACTCGTTCAGGTGGATGAGGCGGGTCGCGTCGTTACCCATGAGAATCTGGCCGTACAGCTCCTGCTGCTTCATCTCCTCGGTGGGGATTGAGTCGAGGATGAGGTCGAGCGATTCCTGGGACAGCTTCGTGTTGTCGAAGGTGGTGCCGGTTATGAGCTCCCAGCCGAGCTTCTCGGCCTCGCTGAACCGGACGTTCCACATGCTGCCTATGCGCGGGGTGGTCGCGCCGACTATCCGGGGGTTCTTGACCCCTGGACCGCGCAAGCAGGGGGAAAGGACAGAAAAAAGGCCAGCGGGGGCCATTGCGAGCTCGTCACAGAGGAGAACATGGATGGAGGTCAGGCCGCGGCACATGTCGACATTGTCGTAGCTGCCTGTGTAGCACGTCGCACCCGTGGCGCAGTAGGCGCGTATGGGGGATTCCTTGAAGGAGAAATACTCGGAGAGGCCCCACTCGTAGACGCGGGCCTTAATCTCGGCGAAGAGCACCTCCTTGATGGAGTCGTACCTCTGGGCCATCGCGAGCACGTTGTGCCCCTTGAGCATCTCGATGACGACCATGGCGGAGAGAACCCAGGACTTGCCGCCGCCTCGCCCGATGACCATGAAGCAGTACCGGCTCCTCGACTCGAGGAACCTTCTCTGGTGGGGGAGCAGCTTGTCCCCGCTCAGGTCGATGTCAATCGTCCGAGCCAAGGCCCTTGACCTTTATCTCCACCTTGGTGTCGTTCTTGTTGTCGCTCTTGAGGTCAATCTTCTGGACCGACTCCTCGCTGGACGCGAAGTCCAGGCCGGTGAGCTTCAGGGCCTTCTCGACGAGTTCGAGCAGTTCCGGGTCCCTTTGCTTGATAGCCTTGCTGAATAGCCCGTCTATGCCCTCGTCGACGGCCGCCTGGAGTATCCGGGCGCGCATCTGCTTCCGTAGGTTGCGGGCCTTCACGGAGGCCTCCTGGGCCTGCTTTGCGTTCATGGGAGTGAACCGGTGCTCTGGCGGTGGGACGCGCCTGGTCTTCCCGCCAGTCTTCCCGTTATCCTTGGTTTCTTCCATTTTCGATTCTCCACCTTACAAGCTCGCTTAGAGCCGCCCTGAGGATTGCTGTCACGTTGCCTTCCGGGATGTTCCCGTAAGTCCGGCGGATTTCCTCTTCCACGCGTTCCTCTATGGTCGGCATGTAGAGTACCCCCGGCGGGATACTGGCGCATTCCGGAAAGGCCGGGGATTCTTCCCCGGCGGTGACGGCCTTCTCCTGTTCCTTGACTTTTTTCTTGCCTGCCATAAGCCTATCCTTTTAAACGAACACCTAGATACTCGCGAAGTCCTGGACGTCGAGCTTCGGCCTGGACAGCTCCTTCTCGAGCTCCATGGCCCTGCGCCTGCAGTAGCACGCCTTGCACTCAGCGCGCATGTCGTATGCGTAGGCGACACAGTAGTCGGTGCGCCCGCAGGTAGTGCACGTAGTTCGGACCAGGCGGTTCTTCATTACGTTCCCGTAGATTCTGTCGGAGTCCAGCTTTACGCGTATCTCGATTGGTTCTTCATTCATTGACAAACTTCCTGTGCAGGAAAACTTTCTCTACTGCCAGTCCCGCATGGTCCGTATGCAAGTCGACCCGCTTTTCGACCGCGAACACTTCGGCGAAGTCTTCCGGGGCTTCATATTCGCTTACGTACACCGGAAACTCCCGGGTCCTTGCCCATTCCCAGAAGGCCGCCGAGTCGAAGTCGCCGGAACAGTAGGTGTCGCGACCGGCATAGGGCGGGTCGCAATATACGACGTCGCCATAGCGGTACTCGAGCTCCCTGTAGTCCTTCGAGTTTACCTCTAGCTGCTGCCCGGCGCCTTCAAGTCCTTGCAGCCTCTCTAGGCTCTGCAGGCTCTGCAGGCGCTCCAGGCTCTCCAGGCTCCTGTGCCCGTCGAATTCTATGGACTGCAAGCTTTCCAGGCGTTGCTGGCTCTCCAGGCTCCTGTGCCCGTCAAGTTCGGCCGCCTGGAGTTCCCCGGCCAGGTCGTCCCCGCTCTTGCCGCGCCGGGCCTCGGTCCACTTCACCGTTACGCTCCGGAACATCGGGTTGCTCTGCCAGTATTCCACGCTGCCATGGGCCTTGACGTGTTCCGCCACCGCCTTCCCCAGCTTCAGGCGGCGCTGCGCGCGGTCTTCCACCCCGTCGAGTGCCGCATGTATGTCCGGGCATACTGCGGGGCAAAGCTCCTCCATGGGGGCGAAGTCGTTCCAGAAGACTATATGGTGGATGGCTCGCTTGTACGGCTCAAGCTGCGCATTGTACATGTATGTCTTGTAGTTGTTGCCGAACGAGAAGCAGGCCGCCACGAAGGGGTCCGAGTCCTTCAGGCGGAAGAAGTCCTCACGGGAAATCCACCTGTCCTCGTCGCGGTACGCGCCTTCCAGGGCATTCCTGAACAGTGTGACCGGGCGCCAGTCCACGTCGTTGACCAGGTATGCCGGGTACCTGTCCATGGTCATGGCGCAGTGCGTCACCGCGCAGCCCCCGGCGAACGGCTCGACGAGCCGGCGACCTTCCGGAAGCAGGCCCACTATTTTCTTCGCTATGGCGTTTTTTGAGCCCTTGTATGGGACTCCGTATCTTTTGCTCATACCCCGAAACTATGCCCTTTTGGGACAATGCTTGGAATACCTCTTAAAAAAGCCCATTATGCCGGGCTTCAAAAATTAAACCAACTGTTTTTACGACTTTACGCGAAATGGCGTGTTTTTGCGTTCCGGCGCCTGCCGGGGTCCCGAAAACCGATTAAATTTGGAATACCTCTTGGAATACTTTTATAATCGATTTATACCACATGCTCATAATCAGATACTCCATAACTCTCAGAAACAAGAAGCTTAAGTCCCCCAGATGGTACGGCCGAATCAGGCAGGACGGACGCGAAAGATTTATCCCGATGGATTCCCGCCAGGAAGCCGAGCGCTGGCTCAACGAACAGAAGTACCGGTACGGCGAGTACGCGGCCGGCGTTCTCAAGGAAAACGAAATTCTTACAATCGACAGTACGCCCGTGCTTGCACGGAAACAGGCCTCCAAGGCCGTCTTGACCTTGCGCGACTGTCTGGACAGGTGGGAGGCGAAACGGCGCCTGGAGGGGAAGCGCGAGGCCACGCTGGCCGCGTGGGGACGAGCCCTCAACATGCTCGTCGACCCGGCGATGGACGTGACCGACTTCAAGGCGGCCCACGTAAAGGCCGCTATAGAGTCGCGGGCGAACCTGAAGCCCGCCACTCGCCGGTTCTACTCCAAGGCGCTCCAGTCGTTCGTGACGTTCCTCCGTGACGAGTACGGCGCCCAGGACCTCGTCGAGGCCATCCCGGCCATAAAGGTCGACAAGCCGACCAGGCCGTGCTGGACTCGGGCCGAGATGCAGCGAATAATCTCCTGCATCGAATGCAGGGACAAGGTCGTGCAGGAGCAGTTCAAGGACTACTGCACGATAATGGCCGCAATCGGTAGCCGCCAGGGGGAAACGGCGATGCTCCGCTGGGAGGACTACAAGGCCGGTTGCCTGCGCTTTCGCGCCGAGAACACTAAAGGCCGCCGGGAACGGGTAGTGCCCGTCCCCGGGTCCGTCCAGGAACGCCTGGCGAAGCGCGTCCAGGCATCGGGGCCCATGTTCCCGGACATTCCAAAGTCACAGGCAGGCCGTTTCTCTATGCTCCGGCGCGCGATGGAACGGGCCGGAGTCAAGGAAGGGGGACTACATAATTTTCGCCGGACAGTCAGCACGCTGCTTTACCTGGAGTGCCAGGACATAAAGGCCGTGAGCCAGGTGCTGGGGCATTCGGCTGCGGTCGCGATTGAACACTACCAGAGGACCAGAGGGGTCGAGGAGCTCCGCCGGGTCGTCGAGCCGGACCTCCCGAAGTGGTAGGCCAGCACCCTTAAATCCTACGAGAACATAAGAAACCGGATTCGATTCTTTCCGTGCTTGACTGGGAGTAGCTAGACGTAATCCTTTACGGATTCCACCGGGGAGTCTTCGGGATTCCCCGGGAGCTTACCGACGTATCCTCTTACAGGAGCTTTCTTCTGGTTCGGCTTCGGAGACACTATGTCGTCCTCGAAGGGCGACAGGATTTCTACCGAGGTGAATACACGGGACTTGACCACTACGTTCTGGGCGAAGCGTATGAGGCGGTCTTTCCAGTCCCCGGAAGTATTCCAGGAAGACGCAGTGCTGAAGTCCGCCTTTAGCTTTAGAATCTCCAGGTACATCTGTTCGTCCAGTGTTACTTGAAGTACAGGTCTTGACATAGAATCTCCTTTTAAGATTTTGTTTGGGTTTCTTTACGTTCCTTCCCCGGGGAATCGAGCGACCGGAAACGGTTACGTTTCCCCTTGTATAGTCGTCCTTGGATTAGATAGTCCTTGTATAGATAGTCCTTGTATATTGTCTCGAAAGAAAACGGACACGCGCTCGAAAGAAAACGGACACACCGCTCGAAGGAAAACGGACACGCTCGAAAGAAAACGGACACGCGCTCGAAAGAAAACGGACACACCGCTCGAAGGAAAACGGACACGCTCGAAAGAAAACGGACACACCTTATTTCCCCTTCCTTGCTTCCATGAACAACCTGGCGACCCTGTTTGTGATTCCCGCCGCCATGAGCTGACGGTGGCTCATCGTCTTGAGAGCCGGCTCCGACTCCATCCTCTTGAGCAGGGAATAGACCACTTCCTGGTTCTTCCCCCTCTTGAACTTCGGGGCGTCCTTCCCCTTGAGCGAAACGTACTTGTCGAAGTAGCACCTGTGGTCCGCCTCGATATCCCGGCCGTCCCTCCTCTTCCCGAGCACGTAGAATGTGTATTTCTCTAGTACCGGGTTCAGCTTCCCCGGGTCATTCTTCATTTGCTCCCAGGATTGCACCGCCTCCGGGCTCTTCCCGGTCCTCATGCAGTAGTCGAGGGCCTCAACGGCGGTTTCCATCGGTATCTTCTTCCAGTGCTTCTCGGCGAGGAGCGCGTTAGGGATGATTACCTTCATCATGTATTCCTTGGCGAGGGTCGGGACGTAGGATTCCGCGGGGGACGGGTGCCGGTTGCTGGCGAACTTGAATTCCGGACCGTCGTAGAAGTCGACACCGAGGCTCCCCAGTAGCTTCCTGGTGCTCAAAAGGAGCCGGAACCCGGCCCCCTTGCTTTCGCGGACTGCTGGGGCCTCCGGGGCCGCGGGCGCCGGTGCCGGCTCCGGGAGCGCGACGGAATCCGGGACTTTCCATTCCCCGGTCCCTAAGTCATATTCCAGCTGTTCCCCGGCCTTAAGGTATTTGCTGGCAACGAGCTGGAAGTAGTTGTTCCGCATTTCCTGTATGGTTGTGTTCAGGCGGTTGAACCAACCGTTTACCACGCGGGCCTTCTCTAGGCTTTCCGGCTCGGAATAATGCCCGATTACCGGCGCGAGTGAGCTGGCGTAGCAAATGCCGTCAAGGCGGGCGCCCATCATTGCGGCGACGGTTTCCAGTTCCGCGCTGTCCTTTATGAGCGATTCCAGGTCCTCCCTGGTCACGAGGAACGGGATGGGGGTGACCCAGTTGCCGTTCGGTTCCCTTGTAGGAATTATTCTCATAGTTACTCCGGAAAAAGAAAACCGGGTCCCCCGGGGGCTAAAGTGAAGAGCACCCCCGGGGAACCCGGTCTAAATCCTTTTTCTTTCCTGGAACGTCTTCACTCGCTCCCGGACAATGTTTATTGCAAATATGGGGATTTTTTCCCGGAGCCGCGCGCCGTCTTCCGCTATGTAAACGAGAATTTACACATTGTTGATAATTCGTAATCTATCAACAATCTATCAACACTTTATCAACGGAAATTTTAAAAATCTTCAAAAAAGTTCTTGACCGGGTCCCGAATTTTATGTAGATTGTACTTACAATACTTACGAACTACACAAAAAGAGGAGAATACCGATGAGCAACAAGCCGGACAACACCATCGCATTCGACGGCACCCCGTCTGAAATGGACCGCGCGGCCATGGGTCTAACCATGGACGACTTCTTCGGGGCCGTCCGCGAAATCCGCGAGAACGGGGTCCCGTTCTACGACGAGGAGCACGACGCCTACTTCACAATCAAGGTCGACATGGCGGAACTCGCCAAGCACGACCCGGAAATCTTCGACCCCGGGGAGTCCCTGGAGGCCACCCTGTACGGGGTATTCGAGGCAATCCACCTCCAGGACCCGGTACACCGGGGATGCGAGACCCGCGGCTACTTCGACGAGCAATGGAAGTACTGGAAGTCCGACAGGAAGATGAAGAAGTTCCCACCGGAATTTATCGCCTACCGCTCACTCGTAGGCGCCCTCACTCGCTGGCTCCACGTAATCATGGAGCCGATGCTCGAGAAGGAAATCGAGAAGCTTAAAGGGGAAACCGGGAACGGCGACCAGACAGTCAACTAAGGAGAAACGAAGATGAAACTACTGAAACCCAAGGCATCCAAGAAGAGCCTGGAAAAGCTCCTGGCATACCTCGGAACTACCGAGAACTATTCCAAGCACTACAAGGGGAACCGTGCCGAGGACTTCAAGAAGTGCTTCGACACAGAATCTCCGTGGTGCTGGATGTATGCAGACCTCGTGCTCCGTGGATTGGAGAAGAGGAACGCTGAACCCGGGGACGAGGGGCACCATGCGGTTCCTAGGTCATTCTATGGTGTGAGAACCTACTGTTCCAAGATTGATGCCGGGAACCTTTTCACCCTTTCGTATGCCGAACATGTGTTGGTACACTACTGTGCCTGTTACTGTGCCACCGGTAAGAACCTCGGGAAGATGATTAGGGGATTTCTTACAATGTACAATATGTACGTGAAAGGGCGTAAGACTATTATGCCGTCGGAGGCAGAACTGCTCGATGCTATTCCGGAAATGGAACTTAGAAGAATTCGGGCGATGGAGCCCAGGTGGGCAAAGGTGGAGGCCGATGGGAGGACTCATTATTCCGAAGACCCGAAACAATATAGAAAGGAGTACCAGGAGGCAAACAAGGAGAAGATTGCAGAGCAGCAGAAGGCCTACCGCGAGGCTAACCGGGAGAAGCTTGCTGAGCGTATGAAGGCATGGTACGAGGCCAACAAGGATAGGATTCTCGAACAAAGGAAGGCCAATTACGAGACCAACAAGGAGAAGATTCTCGAAAGTCAGAAGGCCAATTACGATGCCAACAAGGATAAGATTCACGAAAAGCAGAAGTCCTACCGCGAGGCAAACAAGGAGAAGATTGCGTTGCGCGGGAAGTACTACCGCGAGACAAACAAGGAGAAGATTGCAGAAAGGAAGAAGACACACTACGAGGCCAACAAGGATAAGATTCACGAAAAGCAGAAGTCCTACCGCGAGGCAAACAAGGAGAAGATTGCCGAACAGAGGAAGGCCCACTACGAGACCAACAAGGAGAAGATTCTCGAAAGTCAGAAGGCCTACAGAGATGCAAACAAGGAGAAGATTGTCGAACAGAGGAAGGCCCGCTACGAGGTCATGAAATCTGCCGGTTACAGGTTACGCAGGGACCCCGTTACCGGGAAGCGCGGGTGGGTCTTCGTCGGAAAGCCGGCAACCCCGGAAACTCCCAATACCTCCATGAACGCGGCATAGTGTAGACTGCCTACACTAGCCACACCGCCCACACATAAAATTGCTATATTTGTAGAAAGGGGATTCTTACCATGAATACACTAATAGTGTGCGGCGTAATAGCACTGCTCCACATAGTGAAGATATGCGTGGTCCGGGCAATGATGCCGAGGAAATCATCGCACAGATTTAAAGGAGGAACATTATGAGCATTTGGCTGTATGTATACTTCATAGGCAGCGCCGTGGCGCTCCTTATGCTCATCCTGATGGTCTACCGGCAGCGCATCGACATGGCCGACATGAAGGAGCTCTCGGAGAGGCTCCGGGACAAGTGGGCGCAGACGGAGGCCAGGACGAAGAAGCTGGAGAAGGGGCTCGACTGGTTCCTCGCTCGCCACGGGATGAAGCTGGACTATTCCAACTGCACCTGGGAATGGAATGTAGAGCCAATCCACCCGGCGCACGGCGAACTGGGCAACGCCTGGAAGCAGATTGTCGACCACCGGGAGGAAATCGTGTTCGCACTCTACGAGGCCAACAAGCGTGCCCTCCATGACTGGGAACGGGAGAAATCACAAGCAGAAAAGAAGAAAGGAGTCAAGAAATGACTGTAGGAATTTCAGTTCTCGCCCTGGCATTCACAGGCTTCCTCACATGGATATTCTGGCACCACGACCTAGACGGCGCGTTCGTTGTCGCCATCTGCGCCCTGTCCGTCGAGCTAATCGTTGCCGCGGTCGTCGGCCCTGCCTACCTGCTTGGGGATTACACCTGCTCGAAAGTGGCGGAGAAGATGGGAGCCGAACACGACTACGGTTTCTTTACCGGGTGTTTCGTGAAGGACGAGAATGGGCGTTGGTACAATTATAATCAACAGAGGATAGTGAAATGACACAAGCAGAAAGAGAAAAAGTCGAGCGCGAGCTCATCCTGGACATCCTCATCGAGTCGACCAAGTGGCGTGTAGACGAGGGTGATGACGCTATCCGCTTGGAAGTATGCCTGAGAGCAAAACAGCTCTTCACCGGCAAGGAAGACCTCGGTGACAACGGCCTTATACAGTCCGTGGTGGAGCGCGGGCTCGCGAAACAGGCGGAAAGGGAACGCGTGGCCGCCAAGTGGCACCCAAACCAGGTGCGCGTCAAGATTAACGGGAAGTCCAGGTGGACCTCCAAGGACCTGTGCGTCCAGGTACCCTGCGCACATTCCAAGAACGGCATGAAGTGGGTGCTCAGGTCGGAGGCTGACAATGACTCTCAGGGAAGAAATT